GCCTTCGATGGCCCATGCGAGGATGCCGTCGCGCTCGGCCAGCAGCTTCTCGGTGAGCTGACCGTCGCGCCTCTCAGGCGGGATCGTCACCGTGAACGGGATCAGGTGCAGGCGCCGCTTCATCGCCTCGTCCACGTTGCGGATGGCAGGCTTGTGGTTGCCCGCGATCACCAGCTTGAACTGTGGCAGGTACTCGAAGAAGTCCTGGCGCATGAATCGCGCGGACACCTTGTCGCCACCGGTGATGGCCTTGACCTTGGATTCGTTCCAGCGCCGGCCCTGTTCGGTTTCGATGGAGGATACGAAGCGCGCGCCGCGCAGCCCCGCCAGATCGGTCGGATGCCGGTCGCCGCGCGCTTCCATGAAGGTGTCCATCGGTGCGCTGGTGGCGTAATGCCCCAGGATCGTGGCCAGCGTGTTCACGAATACCGACTTGCCGTTCGCGCCCGTGCCGTACAGGAAGAACAGCGCATGCGCGCTGGTCGCGCCTGTCAGGCAATAGCCCACCATCCGCTGCAGGTAGGCCTGCAAGGCGGCGTCGCCGCCGGTGATGTCATCGAGAAATGCGCACCAACGGGCGCAGTCACCGCGCGGCGTGGCGGTGGTCAGCTTGGTCATCCGCTCGCGTCGGTCGTGCGGCTTGATGCGCCCGGTTTTCAGATCGACCATGCCGCCCGGCGTGTTGAGCGCGAACAGGTCGGCATCCCATTCCTCGGACGTGGAGGCGTGCCGGCGGTCGGTGCGTGCGAGGCGTTCGACGCCGCTGACCGTGCTGCTCGCGGCGAGCTTGGCCGCCAGGCGATGCGAGTCGGCCTTGAGCGCGGCCTCGCGGCAGATCGCCCGGATCAGGTGATGAACGAGCAGCGTTTCGTCGGCCTGCCAGCGGCGACCATCCCACACCAGCCACTTGCCCCAGGCCGCGCAGTAGCGCCAGTCCTCCGCGTAGCGCCCCGTGAACGACAGTGCCAGCGCATCGTCGGTAGCCCAGACTGTGGCCTCCTGCGAGGGGGTGGCATTGGCCGGCTTGATGCTCATGCGCGGCCCGCCATCGAGGAAGCCGGCGACGTCGAATCCTTCGGCCACGGCATCGGCCGCGTCCCAGCCGTCTGCTTTGTCGTCCGGCGGCAGCAGCACGTCGCAGGAAGCGGTACCCGCCGTGAGCGCTGCCTGCGCGGCCGCCATCGCATACTCCCAGCCCGGCTTGTCGCGGTCTGGCCAGATCAGCACAGCCTTGCCGGTCAACGGCGACCAGTCGGTCTTGTCGACCGGCGCATTGGCACCGTGCATTGCCGTGGTTGCGCAGACGCCGAGGTGGATCAGCGCCTGTGCGCATTTCTCGCCCTCGACCAGAACAACGTTGCCGGCGGCCGCGAGACCCGGCTGGTTGAAGAGCGGGCGAGGCTCGGGCGGCGCCATCTTGCGGCGGCGCGCATCCCACGGTCGGAACTCCTTCTTGCCACCGGGTGGGTCGTAGCGGTAGACGACGGCGATGAGCTTGCCCTCGGCATCGAGGTAGTCCCACTTCGCCGTAGCAGGGCCGAGATCGTCGATCGGCGCCTCTTTCCTCGCTTTGCGCACGGGCACAGAGTAGGAGCGACCGATCAGATCGCCGGCTTCGCTCAACACCCGTGGGAATTCGGTGTAGATGTTGATGCCGTGATGGGCGGCGATGAGGGTGAACACGTCGCCGCCTTCGCCGGTGGCGCGATCGGTCCAGAGCCCGGCCTTATCGCCGTCGAGCACGACCTCGAGGCTGTCGCCGGGACTGCCCAGCACGTCGCCGATCAGGAACTTGCCGCGTCGCTTCTTGCCGGCCGGGAACAGCGCCAGCAGCACCGACTCGAGACGTGCGATCAGCTCCGTTCGAATCGCCTCGTGCTTCGTGTCCCCGTCGAGTTCCAGGGAGGGTTGGGTATCGTTGAAGTCGATCATTCGGCTCCCTCGACAGTTGAATCTGCTGCATCGCCTTTGCGGCCCTGAACGGCAGCGATGTGCGCGGCCCACGCTTCGAGCTCGGACAGGCGGTAGCGCACCAGGCCGCCAAGCAGGTAATGAGGGATGCGATGCTTGGCGCGCATCGTGTGATCCGCAAACCAGTAGTACGGCAGGCGCAGCGCGGCGGCGGCCTGCTTGGCGTCGATCATCGGCTCGCCGGCGATGACCGGCGGCGTCTGGATATCGGTATCGTTCATCCTTGGGTCCTCCAGCAGCGGTCCTGCCAAGCGCACATCCGGCATTCGAAATGGGTGGAATCGGTGAACGAGCGCGGCAGCAGCTCGCCGGCCTCGGTGGCGGTGATGACCTTGACTGCCCGGTCCGACATGCGCTGGGCGAGGCCGCCATCAAACGGCACACGCTCGGCATAGATCTCCATCGAGTCGGCGTTGATGGCCGTGAAGAGCGCCGGGTGTGCGTGGAGATCCAGATAGGCCTGGTAGAGCGCGACCTGTGCTGCGTAGACAGGCTTGGCGACGGCCAGATAATGTTTCTCCAGCTCGCGGAAGGATTTGGCGCCCAGGCACTTGTTCTCCCAGAGCGCCGGGTAGGTAAAGCCCTCAGGGCCGGCGACGATGACGCCGTCGACATGGCCCTGCAGGCGCCCGTCCGCTGCCTCGAAGCCGAACTGCACGTCGTCCGCGTGGCGCGTGCGCAGATCGAAGCCCGCCGCGCGCAGCCAGCCTGCTACGCAGTCCTCGATCACGTGGCCGCGCTCGAAGATGCGTAGCATCCGGCCTTCAGTTTCGCGACCGGCATCGACCGGTGCCTGCGCGTACTCGTACTGCAGGGCGCGCTCGCACGCCACGCCCAGGCGCGAAGCACCGAGATAGTGCCGCGCCCCTTGCCGGGCGCGCGCATGCTGCATCCCGAGGTCGATCAACGCCGTGACCTGGCCGGAGAGGCTGGCCGAGGAGTTGAAGTCCATCATGGCTTTGCCTCCCACGGCAGGTCGTCTTCGAGGTCGGCGAACGGATCGCTGGCGGCGTCCTTCATGCCGCGTATCGGCGGGAGCTTGCTCGCCTCGTGGTGCTCGACCATCGCCTCGGTGTAGCGGGTGACGATAGCGTCGATCACCTGCAGAGCCTCAGCCTCCGAGTAAGCACCGAGCGGCTTGTCGAAGCCGATGTACCCCGCCGCCTCGCCGAAGGCCTTGAGGCATTTACGCATCGCGGCCCGTTCGATATCAGACGGATCGATCATCACGGCCTCCCTCGAATTGCCATAGCCGTCCTTGACCCGGAGCCAGTTGCCATACAGCGCGTGGAACGCGTCCTGGCAGCGGCGCGAGCAGAACACCCAATCGGCGGGATAGCGGCGCGCATCGCCCGCCGGATGGCGATTGTCGGTGTGGCCGAAGCCTCGCGCCTGTTGTTTGCAGACCCAGCATTTCATCCGTCCCCCTTACTGTGCCCAGGCGGGCTTGCCGGTGGCTGGAGCCGGCCGGGATGCGGCAGGTGCGGGCGCACGCGGCGCCGCCGGCGCGCCGGAGGTGCCGCCGCCCGGCGTCTTCTGCGGCACCGCCAGGCCGAGCGCCTGCGCGTACTCGGGCTGGCCGGGCTCGACGGCGAGCTTGACCACGTTGCGCAGCTCGCCCTTAGCGTCTTTCTCGACGTCGATGCGGCCGACGAACTCGATGCCGTCCAGCTCATGGAAGCCCTGGATGCGGCGCGCGGCGGCCGCCTGCGGGCCCATGTCCTGCGGGTGGACGTTGCGCGCGGAATTGAGCACTGCACGGATGAAGGTGCGGCCCATCTGCCCCCAGGTCGGGCCCTTGGGGCTGTGCAGGCCTACGTTCGACCAGAGCTTGCGCTTCGCGTACTCGCCCTCCAGCACAACGAACTCGCAGGCGAGGTAGACCGAGCCGGTCTCGAAACTCTGCGTCGCGTAGCCGCCAACCCAGCCCTGGTCCGGGTCGTCGTAGCCGCCCGGTTTGATGGTCATGCGTAGGCGGGCGATAGTGCCCTTGGGGATGAGATCGAAGTCCTGCTGCTGTTCGGCGTCGTTGAAATCGTTCCAGGTGGTCATGGCCTACT